TTTCTCTAATAAAAGATTCTTACACTTCCTTATGTTGTTCGTTCCTGTAATGGGTATGTGGACATACTAGATCGGTATCGTAGGTCTAGCACTTAACCTCATAACATACGACTTTGTATCTCAGGAGATAAGAGCAACAGAAGACCCAGAGTTCGAGACTTTCTACACTAAGAATATACTTCTTAATGAAGGTATGAGAGCATGGATGTCCTCTGTGGATCAACCACACGAAAACTTCGTATTCCCTGAGGAAGTATTACCTCGAGGTAACGCACTGTAAACACACGCTGAGGAGCACAAGCAAAAATGACTCAATTTCTAGTAAAATATGGTGGATACCTATCCATCTTTGAATTTATATTCTTTGTTGCAGTAGGTATCACGTTAGGACCAGTCCTAACATAATTATGTTTTGTTTAAGGGACGTAACCGTCCCTTTTTTTATCTTGACTTACTAAGTATATGTGCTAAGATAATATCATACTCAACTCATTTCATGGATAAAACTGGATTCATTAAGCAGTTTAATGTAACAGCATATACTTTAGATGGGTGTGTACATTGTATGCATCTACACGAACTACTAGAACGTTCTAAAATTCCACAAGAACGAATTACATATGTCGATGTCGGAAAGGACATCAGTAAGGAAGATTTCATTAAGAATTTTCCCGAAGCAACTGGTTATCCACATGTAATCATTGATGGAAAACCTATTGGTGGACTAGTGGAAACAGCAAAGTATCTGGTCAAGAAAAAAATGGTATCTACTACTCCAAATGGGTAAAGACGCTATAAATAAAGGCACAGAGCTTATGCTTAGAAGGAGGCAAGCGACAGAGCCACCGTCCCCTGTTTTAAAACAGATAGGGACAGACTTTTCACTCTCCCTTCTCAGGCGAAAGTTTAGATTTAGACTGAATCTTAGTTGGGAGAAAATTACAGACGACTAAGGAGTTGAAACATGGAACCGACATATGTCCTATTTTTCTCAGCAACATCATCATTTTTATTTTTATGTGTTGGGATTGTAGCAGGGTGGACCGCAAAGGACTTCATGCATGACTACTTCTATACACAAGAAGAATCAGTCTCCATGCACCCAGAAATGTATGACCAGACAGGTCAATATATACATGAAGAATTATACTCAGTTAAATTTGTCGATGAGGACGACCTAGATGAAACTATTGATTAATGAGGTACTTCAAAAAGTATCAAATGCGAAAACAAAAAAGGAGAAGATCAAACTTCTACAACAGTTCAACACACAGGCACTTAGATCTGTTTTGATTGTTAACTTTGACGAGTCTATTATATCTCTCCTACCAGAGGGTGCTGTTCCATATCAACCGAACGAAGCACCAGAGGGGACAGAACATACTGTCTTGGAAAAAGAATCTAGAATCTTGTATCACTTCTTTAAAGGTGGATCAAGTATCAATCAAACTAAACGTGAGTCTATGTTTATACGACTTCTAGAAGGTCTCACAGCAGGCGAAGCAGAAGTTCTATGCCTTGCTAAGGATAAGAAACTAGGTAAACGTTGGAAGATCACCAGAGCATGTGTGGAGGAAGCGTTCCCACAGATACAATGGGGTAACAGATCTTGAGCGATAACAGAGTTACTATTATAAAAGAGAACTGCGATCCAAAAGATGCAGAAGATAGATCTCTTCCATATACTGCGTATCTTGTCGAATATAAACTAGATACGAAGACTAGATACGACATAGCTATGTGTTCAAAACAAGTAGATATGTTCGATCATTACTACGATCATTATCGTAGAGATTTTGTTGGGTGGAAACAAAGTGAGGGTAGAATTAGTCCTAACTTATGGAAGTCTCAGAAAGATCAAGATCTTAAAAAACCAAAGAGAAAGAAATGAGAGTCGATAGGCATAGAAATATTGCTGAAGACCTCGAAGCAGAACTACTTGAGGAACTCAGAGGTATTACCCAACAACTCAGAGGTAATATGAAACAACTGACCAGAGCAGATTACTCTGGAAGATCATCTAAAGTCATTGAAATTGAATATGAAATTAACGAAGGAACTAATTGACCAGATACAAGAAGCAATGAATCATACAAAAAAAGATGGTTCTTTAAATTGGGAAGATGGAGATGAGATTGAAGTAAATCTTGCAGGAACATTTGCTGCTGATAGATTCATTGTTATCAATAACAGATCCAAGAAACCATGGGTTCCTGCTGCACCACATCCTTATTTTGATTATGAAAAAGGTGTATTTACCAGAGATGGTAGAGAAGAATACATGAAAGAACAAAAGAAATGAAAATTTCATTTGAAAAACAATTTGGTAAAGGTGTAGATCCTTGGTATGCTAAGATGGAAAGGTGGGCAAACAAACAACCCAACCAATTCGTAAAGTATTTTTCCCTAGGATTTATAGCATGGTTAAAACGTGTGTGGTTTGATTTTAAAATAGAAAATACCATGAGGGACGTTGACTCTCAAACTAAACAATTAATGGAGGAATGGGATGAGCAAGAAGGAAGACAAAGCACCCCTCACATCGTGGAGACAGGAGTATTTGGAAATGAAGGCTGGTCTATCGAAATTTCAAATCCAGTTGTTGAAAGAGGGACCACAGGGTCTGAGTCAGGCATGGTTACTGGGAGCGATGCATCAGGACTACAAGAAGATGAAGGGGATAAAGGAACCTCCCTATAGAGAATCGGGATACCAGACAACTATGAAAGAATTTTTCAGAACCTATGAAAAGTGAAAGAAAGGAGCGTATTCTACAACGCATTGAAGAACTTGCAACCCTCTTAGGTGGTACATGTACAAATAGTACACAGAACTATAGAGGTAGAGTCTCCAAGGTCATGCGTATAGAATATGATGTGCATGATATGGAGAATGGATAGTGAGAAAAGATATCTTTGCTGTACCAATCTTTGAACTTGAAGTTGATCTAAAGTTTATTAATATTCCTGGTGATTATAAACCAACATGGGAGAGTAGAGTTAACAGTACCTATGGACGCAAGACAAAAATTCCAAAAGAAACAATAAGATATCTACGAGAAAAAGTTATCTCTTGTCTGAGACAGTTGAAAGATCCTGTAGATTATATTGATATAGTAGATCTATGGAAGAACAAGTATGATGTGAATGATTATCAAGGATATCATAGTCATGCACAAACTACATGGAGTTTTATAATTAATCAAAGTGTTGAAGAAACTAAGACTCAATTTTTCAATCCATACCTCAAAGATATTCAGAACCAAACTCCCTTACATACATCAGAAGATATGCCCACCATCTACATGCCTAGATTAAAACCTGGACAAATGATTATGTTTCCATCTTGGGTAGCACATCAAGTTTTAGCAGGCAACACAGGCATCACAATATCTGGTAACGTGAAGTGTAGAGTGGGAAGTTAAGAAAAATTAAAATACTACAAAATGTATCAAGTGTTACGTTTTCAAAACACTAAATACTATTTGGTATGATATAATACCATTACGTTCATCCAATATGCACGGAATTGCACTACTAGTATTGATGTTTGCTGAACATGATGCTTCTCATTGGGAAATGTCGTGTAGCGAATGGAACCAAGCAAGAGTAGAGATCCTCAGCGATGAGAATCACACTCAAGATGCGAAAGAATTTCTTGTAGATTTTTTCAAAACAAAAGTTCCTGATGCTGATAGTTGTGAACCATGGCAGTTAGGACGCAAGTAAGCCGACACGGAACGGGTTCGTTCATCCCTAACGGGACGCAAATGCCGACTGAAGGAACGGGGCTACAATCCCAACTACTTTAGGAGAAAACCGATGACTAAGGTTACTTATCGTGGCGTCGAATACGACGCTGAAGAGTACAACGCACAGGTTGTTGCCGAGGCACAACAGCGTAACAGACACGATCTAATGTATCGTGGTTTGAAAGTTAATAGCAAGGCATCACCTTGTAGTTAACTCAGAAATAACATTATAATACAGGAGACCTTTTGGTCTCCTTTTTTTGTCTACATACTACTAGAGTTTAGCGAGGTGATAAAATGAACCCTACCCCTTTCTATATTATGAGAAAAGAGTTGGAGGTGAGAAAATGCACAACTTATTATCATACGCACAGTTAAACGGGTGGCGACACTTTGATGATACTTTAAGTGAATTGTCTGACGAAAATAGTAAACTCGACGATTACTTTGAATGTATTATTGAATGCGACGAGATGAGATCTTCTTCATCATGTAAAAAAATATGTAAGGAGATACTCATGTAGATAAAATAAAGGGGGCTTGAAAACCCTCTTTTTTAATGCTAATATATAGTGAGTAGATATATTGTTATGGATAAGAACCACCTAAAACTAATGATCAAACAATTGAAAATGGTTGTTGAAGAATTAGAAGCAGAGGTTTACTCTGATCCCAGTTCTTATGTTGAGGGTAACGGAAAACGTATTACCTATGCCGATCAAGAAGAGATGTAATGAGACTTAAAGATCAAATTAAATTAATTAAATCAGCATTAAAAAAAGGTGAGTTGTATTCTGACTTAGAAATACACTACATGAAGAAACAACTTAACAATGCAAAACACGAACTTAAACTCAAAAGACTCAGGAGAAAAAAAGGATTCAATGAACTCAGTGAAACTAATAACAGTAACACCAGAAGCAGAGAAGACGATGGGTTACGTGGCGAGGGTGAGCAACCCGAACAACCAAGAAAATCCTAAGGTTGCAGGTCTGTTATCATATTGTATCAAGCACAACCATTGGTCTGTATTTGAGCAAGCACATATGACTCTTGAAATTGAAACCACTAGGGCAATCGCTGCTCAGATTTTAAGACATAGATCTTTTACATATCAGGAATTCTCACAACGCTATGCTGATAGTTCTATGTTAGCAAGCGAGATTCCTATGTTTGATCTACGTCGTCAAGATGATAAGAACAGACAGAATAGTATTGATGATGTTGATGAGTTTACTAAACAAGAACTCGAGATTGCTATCAAACGTTACTTCACTGAGGGTATGGATTTGTATCAGCAAATGTTAAGGTTGGGAATTGCGAAAGAATGTGCTAGAATGGTTCTACCTTTAGCAACACCAACTAGAATATACATGACTGGATCTGTTCGGTCATGGATACATTACATTGAGTTGCGTTCTGCTAATGGTACACAGAAAGAACACATGGACATTGCTAACGATGCAAAGCGTGTGTTCTCTGAGCAGTTCCCGATTGTTTCTGAGGCACTTGGATGGTAATCCAAAATTGAAAACTCAATTCCATAAAAGTGGAAAAAATTTTCCAGCAAAAAAATGAATCGAAAACCTGATGCCTGTACATAATATATTTCCTACCCCAGTATACTCAAAACAATTACTGGGATCAAAACAGGGAGAAATAAATCAAGAATTATATTCAGTATATAAACCAGATAAAATGGTGAAAAATACTCATACATATAATCACACCATGTCTCATGAAGTTTCTTGTGATGATGAGGGTCACATGTTTGCAACTAATATTGTAAAAGAAACACCAAAGTTTACTAAATTTTTAGAAGACAATATTATAGGTTATCAGCAGCAACTTGGAATGGTAAATCCTATTCCATTTGCAATCACTGAGTCTTGGTTTACTAAGACATCTAAAGGTCAACACGCACCCATCCATGCTCATGGTAATTCTGATATTTCTGGTGTATACTATCTTCAAACCAACGGTAACGATGGTGAGTTAGTAATTAAAAATCCCATGAATTGTACTAATAATAATATTATTATGTTTTTAAATAGTATGAAATGGGGTGAAAAAAGAATGCCTCTCAAAACAGGACTGCTATTATTGTGGCCAGCATTCTTAGAACATGGTACTTATATAAATCAAACACCAGAAGATAGGATTAGTTTCAGTTTTAATATTACTGTATCAACTCCACCATATATAAGCACCAAGTCTAATTCAGTAGTTGAGACAAGAGCTCATCTTTATGAACCTCCAATGCTTCCTAGTCAATGGAAGTCATTAGAAAATAAACAACCCCCTCAATAACATGCCCACATACCCAGTAAAAAATTTAAAAACTGAAGAGAAGAAAGAACTCTCCATGACCATGAAAGAATATGAACAGTGGAGAAAGGACAATCCCGATTGGGATAAAGACTGGTCTCAAGGTGTCGCTGCTGTTGGTGAGGTGGGAGATTGGAAAGACAAGTTGAGAAAAACAAAACCAGGATGGAATGATGTCCTCAAAAAAGTTCAGCAAGTCCCAGGTTCTACAGTAAAATCACTTTAATTATGCCTAGATCAAAAAGTAAATATACTATTCCAGTTCCACCAGGTATGAGTAAGAAACAATTAAAAAGAAAACGTCCTATTAGTGAGAAGTATCTTTTAGATATTAGTCCTCTTACAACAAATCAAGAACTGATGTTTAAAGAATGGGAGGAACAAAAGAACTTATTTGTTTATGGAAGTGCAGGTACAGGTAAAACATTTATTGCATTGTATCTTGCTCTTCGTGATGTCTTGTCTGAAGACTCACTTTATGATAAAGTATATATTGTTCGCTCATTAGTTGCTACTCGTGAGATTGGTTTCCTTCCTGGAGATCATGAGGACAAGTCATCTTTGTATCAGATACCATATAAAAATATGGTCAAGCATATGTTTGAGATGCCTGATGACCCATCATTTGAAATGCTTTATGCTAATCTAAAAGCACAAGAAACTATTTCGTTCTGGAGTACATCTTTCCTTCGTGGAACTACTCTCGACAATGCTATTGTTATTGTTGATGAATGTCAGAACCTAAACTTCCACGAACTTGATAGTCTCATCACTCGTATAGGTCAAGACTCTAAAGTTATATTTGCAGGTGATGTTGCACAAACTGATCTACAAAAGACTGCAGAGAAAGATGGTATACTTGACTTCCAACGCATTTTACAAGAGATGGATGAGTTTTCTTTGATTGAGTTTGGTATAGAAGATATCGTTCGATCTGGACTTGTTAAATCTTACATCATTAACAAAATCAATCTTGGTTTATGATATTATTCAAACACGTTGGTGACCTAAAACCAATTGAATTAGAATCTATTACTGATAAGGAAACAGGTAAAAGGGTTTATCTTACTCCGTCTGGTAAGAAATATCCTTCGGTCACTACTGTGATTGGAAATAATAAAAAGAAAATGAAATCTATCATGCAGTGGAGGAGACGTGTCGGTGAAGCAGAAGCGAACCGTGTTTCCGCACAAGCAACAGGTAGAGGGACAAAGTATCACTCCATTGTTGAGGATTACTTTAATAATGACTTAGATCTAAAAAAATTTAAGTCTTCTCCGCTCCCCGTATTGATGTTTCAGCATTCTCGCCCTACTTTGGACCGTATAAATAATATATACGTTCAAGAGGTAGCTCTCTATTCAGATAAACTTGAATTAGCAGGGCGTGTTGATTGTATCGCTGAGTTCGATGGAGTTTTATCCATCATAGATTTTAAGACCTCAGCAAAACAAAAAACGGACGAGAGATTATACGATTATTTTGTTCAAGAATGTGCGTATGCTTGTATGTTACTTGAGCAATATAATATCCGTGTTGAGCAACTAGTAACTATTGTCGCCTGTGAAGACGGAGACACACAGGTAGTAGTTCGTCCCGTTAAAAAAATATATTTGGATTCACTCCTACAATACA